ATAGAATCTTTGTTTGGTGACGTAGAAAAATTAATTACAAATCAAGAACAAAATATGACTAATAAAATTAACATAGAGTTTCTTAAATTACAATTAGAAAAAACTTTAAATGATGTAGAACAATTAAAAGATAAAGTAAGGCAGAATGGAAATGGAGATCATTAAATGACAGAAATTGTGGTGGCTCTTTTAATGATTGTCTCAGGAGAAATCAAGGAGCACAGAATACAAGAATCTATGTCTCAATGTTTAAAGGGTAAAAGAATTGCTATGCGTGGTAATAATTCTAAAACCGTAGAATACCATTGCATAAAATCTAAAGCAGAAACAGAAATATATCTTGGTGAAAAATCAATTGTTAAATTAATATTAAAATAATGAATCTTTCTAGAAATTTTACTCTTCAAGAATTAATTAAATCGGATACCGCAATTCGTAAGGGACTCGATAATAATCCCAATGCAGACCAAATTGAAAAATTAAAATTACTTTGCGAGAATATATTACAACCCGTTCGTGATCATTTTGGTAGAGTTAAAGTAACTAGCGGATTTCGTTCACCGGAATTGTGTCAAGCTATCGGCAGCTCAGTTAACAGTCAGCACTGCAAAGCTGAAGCGGCGGATTTTGAATGCGTTGGGATAGATAATGCAGAACTTGCAGATTGGATACATAAGAACCTTAATTGGGACCAATTGATAGTCGAATACTATGTTCCCGGCGAGCCTAATTCAGGGTGGATACACTGCAGCTACATTAGTGAAGAGCCAAGAAAACAATTCTTGCACGCTTACAAAGAAGAGGGTAGAACTAAATACAAACCAATATTAGGAAAAGCAAAGGATTTAAAATAGATGGCAATAACTAGAGGTCAAATACCAGCTCAAATAGAGGGTAAATTACGAGGTGCTAGAGATGAAAAGAAAAAAAAAGAAAGAGTTAAACTAGCTATTAAAAAGAAAAAACTACCTTTAGCCAAGACATTTACTATATAATTGATTAGTGTTATAATCCTTGCATGACCAAATTATGTGCAAGAGGAAAATCTGCAGCTAAAAGAAAATTTAAAGTATACCCCTCTGCATACGCAAATGCCTACGCATCTAAAATATGTGCAGGTAAAGCAAAAGATCCATCTGGACTAAAAAGAAAAGATTGGGGACCTAAAAAAGCTAATAAAGGATTACTTATGGAAAAAGATTTAGTAGATGTTTCATACTTTGGAGACAAAGCACTGAAGAAATATAAAAAATATAAAAACTCTAAAGAAACTCAATTACATTCTAAAACAAAAAAAAGTGCTCAACAAAAAGCTAAAGATAGAGCTTTAAATGAGATGCTTCAGGAAGAAAATGTCAAACCTAATTTTAATTGTGGTGGCATGGCCCGTGGAACGGGAGCAGCGATTAAAGGCAAAGGTTTCAAAGGCGTATTTTAATGAGTCTTGATAAATGGTTCAAGGAAAAATGGGTAGATATAGGATCACCAAAAAAAGGGGGAGGATATAAAGAATGTGGAAGAAAATCTGCAAGTGGATCAAAAAGAAAATACCCCAAATGCGTGCCTGCTGCAAAAGCAAGCCAAATGACAGACTCGCAAAAGCGTTCTGCTGTTGCAAGGAAAAGACAAGCCAGTAATACTGGAGGAAAGCCAAATAATGTTAGTACCTTTACCAAGAGATACTATGGTGGTATGATAGATATTTAAGGAAAATAATTATGTCAAAATTATCAGATAAACTAAAAAAAATGTTTTCAAAAACTAAAGGTGCTAATTATCCTGCGAAATTTGAGCAAACTGCATTTAAAGCTGGACAGAAAACTAGAAGCCTGTTTAAAGGTAAAAAGAAAGCTGATGTTTTTAGCAAGAGTAAAGATTTAGTTACTGCAAGTGCAGCTAAAAAATTAAGAAAGTTAGGAAAACTTTCTAAGGTAGCTAAGTTAGCTAGAATTGCAACTCCAATTGGTTTAGGTACAGTAGCAGCTCAAGCTATATATCAAACTGCTAATCCTTCAAAGGAAGCTAAAGCTAAAATAAAAGCGGCAAAGAAAAAAATGAGTAAAATTACTACAAAACAAGCACACGCAGATTTACTTAAAAATAGTGCTAAAACAGGTAAGATGATGAAAGCTAGTTTGGGTTTATTAGCTATGAGAAAAGCAAAAAAAAAGGGTGCTAAAGGAGTAGAACTTCTTTCACCTGCAGCAATGGCAACAAGATTTTTTAATAAAGGAGGAGATATAATGTTAACAGGGAAACAAAAGAAATTAGATAAAGATGGAGATGGTAAAATATCTGGAAATGATTTTAAGATGATGAAAGCTAATACAGGGAAAATGGCTAGTTTTTCAAAATTTGTTGAAAGCCAGTCTGGAGCTGCGACTACTAAAAAAGAATTAAAAGAATTAAAAACAAAATATATAAAAAAAATGTCTGGGGCTGCTATATCTGAGTCTGAAGCACGAAAGTTTAACAAAACTATACCTAAGTTGTATAAAGGTGGTGAGTCTAAGATGATGAAAGCATTTAAAGGGTCAATAGCAGATTCTAAAAAATCAAGTCAAGAAAAATCAAAAGTAAGAGATCAGATGTTAAAAAAAGTACTAAATGCGCAAATAGCTGATTCAGAGGCAGAAAACTTATTAAGTATGAGTACTTCAGAAATGAAAAATAAACTTAAAAATACTGATAGAGATTTTAAGGTAATAAAAAAAGTTGCAGGAGGTGCTGCTATAAAAGGTATGGGTGCAGCTAGAACTTCTGGTATGGGTTTACAAGATGAAGATTTAATCCCTGGAAAATCTATGGATTATTATAAAGATATAGTTTAATGCATTATGGCAACATCAGGAACTACAACATTTGATCTACAGATTGATGATATTATTGAAGAAGCATACGAGAGATGTGGCTTAAGAACTAATAGTGGTCATGATATTAGAAGTGCAAGACGTAGCTTAAATCTTTTATTTTCAGAGTGGGGCAACAGAGGCGTTCATCTTTGGAAAGTTAATCTTAATCAAATAGTTTTCACTGCAGGTGTTGCAACTTATTCAGCACCAATACAAGTTAATGATGTTCTTGAAGCTTATATATCTTCAACAGGTGCAGTTAACGGAACTTTAAATTCAGCTTTAACAACAACAAGTACAAGTGTTGTGTTAACTGATGCTTCTGCTTTTGGGACAACTGGAACTGTTCAAATAGGATTAGAATTTATAACTTACACAGGAAAATCTACTAATACTTTAACTGGTGCAACTAGAGGAGCTTTAGGTTCGTTAGCCGTGGCTCATGTATCAGGAGTGGCGGTTCAAAACATAACAGGACAAGGTACTTCTAACACAAATGATATTGCTTTAACTAAAATAGATAGATCAGCTTATTCTGCTCTACCTAATAAATTAGCAACAGGTCAACCTTCCCAATATTTTATAGACAGACAAACTCAACCAACTATTAGTCTTTATCTTGCGCCGGATGCATCAACCTACACAACTTTAAAGTATTATTCTATTGATAGGATACAAGATGCAGGTACATATACAAATAATCCAGATGTACCTTTTAGATTTTTACCTTGTATGTGTTCGGGTCTTGCTTATTACTTATCACAAAAAAGGGCACCTGATAGAATACAATTATTAAAACAATTATATGAGGATGAATTATTAAGAGCACTTAATGAAGATGGCTCAAGAACTTCAGTTTACATATCACCTCAATCATACTTTCCAGGAGGTGTATAATGAGTTTTGCATCCGGTAAAAAAAGTCAATCAATATCAGATAGATCTGGTCAAGCGTTTCCTTATAGAGAAATGGTTAAGGAATGGACAGGTGCTTTAGTTCATATTTCAGAATACGAACCTAAGCATCCACAACTAGATCCACCCTATCACAAAGCAGATCCTATAGCTTTACAAAATACAAGGTCAATGGATTTTCAACAACCAACTTTAGTCAATGGTGTAGTAGCCTCAACTGGAGGTCAAGGGATGATGACTGCTAATTTAACTTTACCAGGAGACTTTGCATTTAGTACACAAACATCTGAAGTTACATCTAATGGTATAACAACTTCTATATCAAGTATGACTCCAGAAGACCCTTCACTACAAAACAGAAGAAGACAATTAAATTCTATATTAGCTAGCGTAACAGTGAGTATTACATAATGGCAATAAGTTATTCAGATTTTTTAGCAGAAGTAAGAAACTTTACTGAAGTAGATAATAATGTTTTAACAGATACAATTATTGGTCAATTTATTAGAAATATAGAATTAAATGTAGCAGGGACTGTAGATTATGATGATACAAGAAAATATGCTACATCTTCATTTAGTACTGGAAAAAGATTTCTAGTAACACCTTCAGATTTTTTAGTTATAAGATCATTACAAGTTTTTAGTACTACAAGTATTTCGACAGGAGATAGGACTTTTATGGAAAAAAGAGATACTAGTTTTATTACTGAATATAATGGCACAGGAATAACAGGAGTTCCTAAATACTATGCAAACTGGGACGAAAGTTCTATTGTAGTTGGGCCAACACCGGATCAAGACTATGCAGTACAGTTAAATTACATTATAACTCCCCCTAATTTCACTGCATCAAATAATACTTACTTATCAGAATATCAACAAGGAATGCTTTTAGATGGTGTTCTTACAGAGGCTTACGCCTTTCTTAAAGGACCAATGGATATGTACAATCTATATAAAAGTAAGTATAATGAAAACATACAGAATTTTGCTCTTCAACAAATGGGGAGAAGAAGACGTGCAGAATACGATGATGGTGTGCCACGAGTTAAAGTGCCTTCACCATCACCAAACAGTTAAATTTAAAGGAGAAATATTATGGCAATAACAACAAATGCAATTTGTAATACATTTAAAAAAGAATTATTACAGGGAAGTCACGATTTTGATGCATCAACTGATACATATAAATTAGCAATGTATACAAGTTCAGCAACATTAGGTAAATCAACAGCAAACTATTCAACTAACCCAGGTGGTGGAAGTAACACTGAAGTAACTTCATCGGGATACACAGCAGGTGGTAAAGCACTTGTTAACCAAGGTGTTAAAGTATCATCATCGGTGGCTATAACTAGTTTTGCTACAGTTTCATTTGTAGGTGTAACACTTACAGCTAGAGGAGCTTTGATTTATAACACTCAAACTAATGGTGGTTCAAATACTACTGATGCGGTAGCCGTGTTAGATTTTGGTGGTGATAAGACGGCAACGTCTGGGACTTTTACAATTCAATTTCCAGCATTCACTACTTCAGCAGCAATATTAAGATTAACGTAGGAGTAAGTACATGGCACTTGTCATTAACGATAGAGTTAAACAAGTTAGCACTACTACGGGTACAGGAAACTTTACCTTAGCAGCAGTGTCTCAAGGTTTTGAAAGTTTTGCTAGTGGTGTTGGTGTTGGTAACACAACTTACTATGCCATAGTTCAAGCAGCTTCAAGTAATTTTGAAGTAGGTGAAAATACTTTAAGTGCTACAAACACACTTGTACGTACAAGTGCGGGAGTTATATCTTCATCTAACTCGGATGGTTTGGTTACTTTTAGTGCAGGAGATAAGGATGTATTTTGTACTATTCCAGCTAAAAAAACTATTTCACCAGTAATGGATGCTACTCCTTATGTAGTTACCCATAGCTCTACTATTTCAGAAGATCAAACAATAGACTCTGGTGTATTAGCAGGGCCCGTTACAATAACAGCAACACAAACTATAACAGGAACTTTGGTAGTAATTTAATGAGTAAAATAGAAGTTAATCAAATAGATCCACAATCAGGCACAACGTTAACTCTTGGTACTTCAGGAGATACTGTTTCTATTCCTTCAGGGGTATCACTTGCACCAGGTGGAGGATTAACTTTAACAGGTGCGTTAGCCGTTGACGGTGGCACAGTAAAATTAGACGGAAATTATCCTGTTGGTACAGATAACGTAGCATTAGGAAATACTGCTTTAGATAGTATTCAAAGTGGTGGAACTGAAAATACAGCAATTGGTAGTAAAGCAGGAACTGCAATAACAACTGGAGATGCCAACA